CAAATTGTCAGGTATCCATCTGGCCGAGGCGTTCCGACAGGTTTATTTTGTCGCCCATGGCCGGGAGTTTTCCACACAAACAGCCCAGACGCAGGATCGTAGGAAATCTCTTCCGCGATGGTGGTCTGCAAATTGCTGTAGTTTGTGATTGCCATTTACTTTTCCAGAGGCCAATAGCCTTGTTCGTGCAATGAGTTTCCTTCAGTGGTCAACTCAGACGCTTTGACCTTCTTGGAGATTATATCGTAATCGCCCTTGAGAGGGCCTTCTCCATGTCCCTTTGCGTATTCTCGGTTAATCGTAACCCAGTCGCCAGCATTGAAATCCTTAACCCCTTTCGGAACTGCACGATAAACGGTTACTTCTGCGTCTGGATTTCCGCGTACTTTTGCCATGATATTTGCGGATACGGTATCCATACGCTGTTGTTCTGGGGATCCGCCAACGCCGTAATACATCCATCCTTTTGATGAGTATAAGTCTTCTGGATAAATCATTGAAAGATCATCTAAGGTATTGCCAACCTCACGTTCAGGCGGCCTGTGGCGCATTGTGTAATCCATCAGTCCAGAGGATTCCATCACCGTAGGCTCAAACTCAATGCTTTGATAGCCCTTAGGAATGTCGCCCTTGGTGGTTTCGGTTGGGATTATGCCCAAAAGCCCCTGATCTTTTGCTCTTCGCGGGACATTTCTGGCCTCTGCCTCTCCGGCAAGGCTTTTGTATCGACGAACAGCTTCTTCTTTGAGGTCAACCGAATCCCAGTATTTGAATGAGTCAACCAAATTAGCGCGATAGTCCAGCCCTTCTTTGTACCTGCGATCAAGGTCAAGAATCCTTGGGTCGTCAGACGGAACAAATTGACTTCTTAGTTGGTCTTTTTCTCTAACAATATTATTTAGCGCGGTATTTGTCTGCTTAACTAAATCAAGAATACCTTCCTTTTCTTGAGTCAGTTGCTTCATAAAGTCTTCCGGATTTCCGCCAACAGCAAAGCCCTCAAATGACTGAACGCCATGCTGTACCTCATGCAGGATTCTTTGCATAGCAAGATCATTGTCAAAGATGTCATCGCCAATGATTATTTTGCTGTCGGAAAGATTCCTTCCGGGCATAAATGCAGCGCCAGACCCATATTCTGGATCATATTCAAACTGGATGTTTTTGGCCTCTGGATACGCCTCATAAAGACGCTTGTGAGAAAGTATGTCGTCCAGCTTTGAACCGGGAGCAGGGCCAATTTTCGGAATGCCCTTAAGCATTACGTCTTCTGGCGTAACCATGTCCCCCGGAGTCCAGAGTTTGTCTGGTATTTCGTATTTCCACTGATCGTCAATGTCTTTGTACCAACCAGTTTGCTCAAATATTTTTTGTGGCTTCACGCCTTCTGTTTCTAACTGATTTGCCTTGAGCAAGGCTGGCATGTCTGCCGTTGCTGATCCGGGGCCAGCAAGTATTTGAGATACAGGCATCCCACGCTGTTCTTGCATAGCAAGGATGCCTTGGCCTACTGGTGAGCGTTCTACGGCTTCTGCGCCACGGAGGAGCCCTTTGCGAGCAGCCATCGTGCTTGGGCCGCCAACAGGAGCAAACTCTAGTGATCCGCCGACAACCTGCTTACCTGACTGTGTTAGCTCAGGAATCAGGCTGCCCATTTCTTTCTGGCGGGCAAAGCCAAAGCCCTGTGCGACGCCTTCCAAACCCTCGCCGATCTTGGCAATAGGCTCGCCAAGGAATTGGTTGTAGATGAATTGAGACTCAGACAGGCCGGGCGTGTAGTTTGGGTCTGACGGCACGAATGATGCCGGAAGTTCTGCCGGAGCCTGCTGAAGCGTTCTGCCTACAGGGCCGAGAAAGCCGAGAACGCCTTGATCTTCTGCGGGCTTGATTTCAGGCTGGTAGTTTAAGATGCCATTACCTGCTGGCTCTTTGTCGCGTCCAGTAATTGAATCCCAAATGCTTCCAAGCCAGCTTTGTTCTGCCACTACGCTATCCCTCGGAGGTTCCTCCTGATCGGCTCACCCCAGTTTGTTTGTGCAGGTCGATAGCCGACTGCTAAATATCTGAAAGCGTCAGCGCCGTGAGAACACCAGTCATGTGCTGGTCGAGAACGCCAAACCTTTCCATCCTCGTTGTATTCTCGGTGATATTGGCGTAGTGCGTCAATGCCGCGTTCGCAGCGTTCTCCGTCGAACCAGCAGTTCTTCAGCATGGATCTGACAGCCTGAATACCATCGTCGACCATAAGCTGAGGTGCAATCGTTACCGGACGGATGCCGAGTGCTTCTAGCGTTTCCAGTCGGCTCTTGCCTGTGCCGAGTTCCTTCACCCTTACGTCGTGCGGAAGGATATGTTGCTCGTAGATGTAGCCTTTGTCCTGCAAGACGCGAGCGTAGTGGTCTAGGCCAACGCCGGAGGATTCGTAGTAGTCAATCAGCCGTACCTCTGGGCCGTGGAACTGAGCAAACCAAATGGCTGTCGAATCGCCTACGCCCAAGTCCCATGCCGTCACAACGCCAAGTCCAGTCTCGTAGTTGACGGTTGAAATACGCTCCTGCTCCTTCGCCTCGCGCATCTCGATGTTGTAGTACGCACCTTCAGCGTGGACGAGGAAGTCGCCTTCCCAGACGTGATCGTAGACATCCGGGCGTTTGGCTTTGTCTTCTATCCGCTCCTGCTCCAGTACGTCAGGGAACCACGGATTGTCCTGCCAATTCATCTCTACGATGATGGATTTATCAGGAGGCGATAAACGGAAGCGCTTGTGTGTAGCGGATTCTTTGGATTCAGGGTTCCACGTCACCCAGATTTCGGAGTCATGCTCACGAACCGTAGGGATGAGCTTTCTCCATGCGGTTTCCGATACTGACTCGGCTTCGTCAATCCACGCCAGAATCAGCTTGGCCTTAGACTTCAGGGCATCGAGAGATCTGCGCAGGCCAGCAAAGACGTAGCTGATGTTCCCATCCTTGGAGCGGATGAACTTCTCGCCGCATTCGTAATAGGCATCCAGCCACGGAACGGATTTGATTGCGGACTTGACTTCCTCCAGCGAGGAATCGTCTAGCGAGTTCATAAACTCACGACCGCAGAGTATCTGGCCTGTAACCCCGTTGTTCCCAGCGACGTAGCCTCTAACGGCTGTCATCAGGGCGAAGGTTCTGGTCTTTGCGCTACCACGGCCACCGTAGGCCCCACGATAGCGGACGTTCTTTGCGTCGAAGACAGGGATCAGTTTAGGAGGGATTTGGAGTTGGGCTTTTTGGCTCATTCTTCTTCCCGAAGATCTTGTCCCAGTTGTCCTCAAACTGTTTTCTGTCCTGTATCGGACGAGGCTTGCTTCCTTTAGACATCTGGAGCCACCAATTCGATAATCGTTGGACGCATGGTTCCGTCAGTGCTAGACAGATCCACCTCTTGTTTCTCATTGTAGTTGTGTTTCGTCATCATCAGCTTAGTGATTGCGCTGTTGTATTCGCCCTTCAGCCCTTTGTTGATAAGGGTTTCAGCTTGGTGGGCAAGAATATGTTCAACGATGTCCGAAAATTCTTCTTTACTTGGGTCTTTTGCCCACTCGTAAATAGTTGACCGTTTTACTTGGATATAGATAGCGAAGCCCTCAATAGTGGGCAGCTTCTCTTCTGCGTAGGCGTGAGCGATGTAGCCTTGAGCCTTTGCCAGAAGTTCTGGTGTGTATTTGGACGGTCGCCCTACTGGGTTTGACTGTTCCATTGTGATGTCTCCGAGATCTCTTCTCGTACCAGAGCGCAAAAGACTTCTGGTGTGGTTTCTACTGTCCATTCAAGTTCGGTGTTTAGGCCGAAGTCCTTGGTGATGGAATGAAGCGGGAGGACTACCCTCCAGTGCTTACGGTCGAGTCTATACCACAGGACAGGGGTCTTGGAAGTGCCTGCTTGCTTAACAGCTTGCTCCCACCACGACTTGAGGAGGGGAGTTTTAGCTCGCTTAACTTCGATGGCCCAACCAGCCAGACCCAGAATGTCAGAGCCTCCATCTCGCCATTGGTCAAGGTTTCTGGTTGCCTCAATGCCAAGCTCTTCCCTGAGAATGTGGACAACTTCGAGTTCACCAGATTTGCCCTTAGTCCTTGAATTTATTGGCATTTGTAATCCTAAATATTAACAGAGGAGACATAAAATGTCAAGTAAGTTGTTGTTCTATATCATCATTTTGGCAGTAGGCATTCACATCGACATAACCGTTTTTGTGAATATCTTTTAGCATTTGAAGTTTTAGATTCGTAATTTCTAATAACTCTTCTTGGGTTCCGTATTGGAACTCCCACTGTCGCATCCCGACCTTGTGGATACCCTGCTGGCCTGTATGATGATTCAAGCAAAGTGGAATGGTATACATGTCATGCGCTTTCTGCCCCATGCCTCGCCATTTCGTGCCGATCAAATGATGAATCTGGGGTGGCTGACCACAGATTGCGCAGCCCATCTCAGAAAGCAGGTTAAAGCGCTCTGTACGCTCTTGTTTTGACATGGGCGCTACCCTAGTACCTTTTTGAAGAGATCTCGGCTCTGAGGGCGTCTGTGTTGCGTCTGAGGCCGTGTTTAGGTCAGCCTCATCTCTGCTCTCTCGTCCGCCCGGCGAGTTCTCCAAACTTCCAGTGCAAATCTCGCTGCTTCTAGTTCCCATCGGTTGACTTCCTCTTCGTAGGTTGCTGCGGATAATCCATCGAGCAATTCTGCGTAGGATGGATCGGCTAGGGCTTCGCGTTCCTGAGCGGCTGCGGTATTGAACCC